TGGCAGAAGATGCTCCAAAAAATATTAGGTATGTGGCGCATAAACAAAGACAGCATTGACTTTAGCTGGGGATATTTTGCACCTAGATTTGGTTTAGAACTACTAGTTAATCGTGGTGGTTATTTTGACCCAAGATACTCTATTAGTTTTGGTTTCATTTGGGGGATGTTCCATATCAAACTCCCATTTAAGACATCACTAGGAGAAGGGTGTGATCTACCTCGTTATGGGTTCTACATTTCACATAACCAAGTTGTTTTTGTGTGGGGTGGTAAATTCGATAAAGAGTGGGGCCAAGTAACTAGCATCAGATCAAAACATTGGGATATTCCTTTCATATCTTATGTTTTCGAGTTCCATAAAGTATTAACCAAAGACGATGGTTTAGTATTAGTCAAAGAACTTGAAAAAGATAATCCTGATAGTTGGTATAAGAAAAGCCCTAGATATGAATCAAAAACAGTTTCCCGGGTTATTACTGATTGCGATGGTTTGTTGTCTGTGAACATCACCTATGCTGTCAATGTACGTCAGTGGCATCGTAAATGGCTACCTTGGGTAAAAATGACACACCGAGAACTTGACCTTAGTTTTGATAAAGAATTAGGTTCTGGTAAAGGCTCATGGAAAGGTGGAACAATAGGTGGTAGTGCTCCTATGCTTGAAAATGAAACACCAGAAGAAGCCTTAGAACGATACTTAGAAGCAAAGGTATTTGAATGATATTTTACTCTCTACCCGTAAATGGGCAGAAAGTAGACCCAATGGTATTAGTAGACTCTCGTTTGTCTACTAGTGCTCGTTGGCTATATTCTGTTTTATGTTTTGTTCCCCCTAATGAGTTTGTGTATGTTGAGGATTTAAGCTTAGAGCTGGATATCACATCACGAACATTGGTTAATCTTTTAAACGAACTTAGAGATAAAGGGTTTGTGAAAAAAGTGCGTAAAGGCAGATCATACTGTTTCTATATTGGTAATAGTGAAAAATCCGCAGAAGATGTCCAAGGAGCTTGGATAGGAGAAGACGTACTATGAAAAAATCAAAACTGGTAAAGAAAAAGCCTGTAGTAGTTGACGATGAAGGGCATATTGAATTAACTGAGTTACGTGATGCTATTCCTGCGAATCTTCGCAGAAGCATCACTCAAGAAACAGTTGATGAAATTAATAGTATTATGACGGACGATGAAATGAAATTCTCTTTCCGTGATAATGTTATTGGTTTTAGTAGTGTACTTAAAGATGGTAAGTTTAAGTTAGTATCGTACTTCAATGCTGTGCGGTATGTATCATATCGACTTAATGGAAATAGCACTGTAGAAGCATGGCGTAAAACATTTCCAGATCGTTACGACACACTTATTGATAAAGGTACCAAAGATAAAACAATATCTGCATATGCAAGTAACTATAATGGTACTTTGTTGGTTCAAAAATTATTTGAACAAACCATTACCCCATCATCAGTATTGTTTAAAGATGTATTCTTTGAAGCTATTCAAACTGAAGTAGATCTAATGCGTACCAGTCAAAGTGATAAAGTACGTCAAGATGCAGCAGCAACACTTATTCAGCATTTGAAGCCACCAGAAAAGCAAGAACTGGCTGTTACTGTTGAAGACAAGACAGAAAAAGTTATCAGTTCATTGTCTCAAGCAACACAAGAATTGGTTGAAGAACGAAAACGCCTATTGCAATCAGGTATGTCATTGAGCGATATTGGAGCTATGAAAAGCCCCATAAAGAGTTCTAACAATGATTGATGTCTATGCATTAGATACGGAAGAAAAAGCTCCTACGGTCGTGGAGCTTCTTTCTGAAGTATCATACGATAACCTAAACCTACACATACCAAGTGACTTCTCGATAGCTTTCGTAGAATTCATCAAAATGGTCAATGGTGAAGAGGGTGAAGAAAACAGCACTCCACCTATTCACTATGTTATGTTAGATGAACTGGATGTAAAGCAGAAACATGTAAGTATAGCTAATATGATTCATCGGGGGGCTGCAAAAACAACAGTCTTCGGTGAATACTTATTTCTGTATTTAGCTGTTTATGGTGAACTTCCTAAATTTGGTCCAATTGACCTTGCTATCTACATTTCAGATTCCATGGAAAACGGTGTTAAAAACATGCGTAAAAACTTGGAATTCCGTTATGAAGAAAGTGAGTTTTTGCAAGCAATGATACCTGAAGCAAAGTTTACTGATAATCGTTGGGAATTTAAGAACGTTGATGGTAAGCGATTAATCGTAAAAGGTTACGGTGCTAAGACGGGTGTACGTGGTACCAAAGAATTAGGTAAACGACCACAATTAGCTGTTATTGATGATGTTATTTCAGATGAAGACGCAGACAGTGATACTGTAATTAAAAAGGTTGAAGATACAATATCTAAAGCAATTGAATATGCAGTACACCCGGATAAAAACATTATCATATGGTCTGGTACTCCATTTAATGCTCGTGATCCTTTATATAAAGCAGTTGAGTCTGGTGCATGGCAAGTAAACGTCTACCCTGTATGTGAAAAATTTCCGTGTACCCGGGAAGAGTTTAGAGGTTCATGGGAAGACCGGTTTGACTATGATTACGTCATGGGTAAATACCTTAAAGCTAAAAAACAAGGACAGCTTGAGTCATTCTACCAAGAACTCATGTTGCGGATCATGTCTGATGATGAAAAGCTACTAGAGGATTCTGACTATGGTGAATATAAGCTTAGTCAACTAAAACACCAACTAGATAACTTAAACATTTATATCACTACTGACTTTGGGGTGTCAGACACAAGTAGAGCAGATTTATCTGCGATTACGGTGTGGGCTGTAAACCACAATAGGCAGGTATTCTGGATAGATGGAATAGCACGCTCACAGGAAATGGATAAAAACATTGATAACCTGTTTGAACTATGTCAGAAGTACAATCCACTAAGTGTTGGTATTGAAATCTCAGGACAACAGAAAGGTTTTGTAAAGTGGGTTATGTCAGAAATGCTTAGACGTAATATCTACTTTAATCTTGCATCAAATAATAACGATGGTAAGCCCGGGATAATGCCAGTAAACAACAAAGCTAAGTATACTCGCTTTAAGGAAATTGTCCCTTGGTTTAAACAAAAACTATTTTATTTCCCTACAGATAAAGCTTCACATCCTGCTTTAATTGAAATGCTAGAAGAACTTAACTTGGCAACCAAAGCCAAAGCAAAATCTAAGTATGATGATTGTTTGGATACCATTACACAACTTATGTTTATGGATTTAGTGTATCCTAGTCCTGCTGCTGTATTTTCTGAAGGTAGGAGTATATATTCAAGCTATGGATACGAAGCAGAAACAGAAACTGGTTATGATAGTTATACAGGATAAGCTATGAAAATTATTGATTTGATGCCATACATAAAACACTCACCACTCCAAGGTTTAAATATGGGTGGTAATGCAACTCCCGGGGTTTCTGAGTACCACTATGATGAGATTCTTACGTATCTAAATGCAGCACTAATTGAGATTCACACTACAGTAGTTAACCCAATACAGGCAGTAAAACTTACACTGGATTCAGCTAAAAGTTTATACATGATTGATTGGGCTTTTGTTGATTCAAATACTACCTCAAGTGAGCCTGTAAAATACCTTTCAGAGGTTTCTGGATTGCCATTTAAAGACCCTGTGCGTCAGATTGTGGATGTTAAAAGCCAAGACCCTAATAAACCTATCCTGCACTTAAATAACCCAGATCAGCCAGACTCACTTTGGATACGTAATAACACTATGTTGTATGTGCCTAAACCGGGTAATTGGGAACAGTTATATGTAACCTATAAGTTTGGACCTAAGCTAATCGAAGCTAACTATGGTAGTACAGGAAGCACTGCACTACAGCAAGAGGTAGATATCAAGCCTGAGCAAATTAATGCAGTCATTTCTTATTTGGTTTATCGGTGCTTAAATGCACGATCACATTTAGACCCAAATAACACTAGATTTGCACACAGAACATCATTCTATAACGCAATAAAAGCAGAAGAAGCGACTGTAGCTAATATTAATGCAGAAGCAGAATCTGTAAGTATTTTTGAACAAAACGGGTATTTATAATGGATAGTCAAAAATTAGAAGCAGAGATAATTGTATTAAAAGCTAAATTATATGATCTTACTCAGCGTAAGGAGTTACTTGAAAATACAATACATCAGTTACTGCAAGTAAGTGGCAAAGAAACTACAGTAGAACTATTTGAGCACTTAAAACCTAAAGAAGTTGAAAAACCAGAAAAATAGTAAGTACAATGGGTACCTGTGATTAGCCGAATCACCATAAACGGGCTTCCATAACTACAAAAATTCACAGGTACTCATATGGACGCCATTCTAGAAGAGTTAGTTAAAATATTTGGAAAACCAATACTGGTTGTAGCAGGATTATTACCTGTTGTTTTTGTTATTGTGCGTTACTACCTGCAACATAAGAGTATGCGTGAAAGTATTAAAGAGCACTCTAAAGCCATAGCAGACCTTACAACATCACAAAATCTTGCTAAGATAGAAGCACAAGAGCTTGCTGCCAAAGAGCGAGAATACCTGATTACACAACTTCAGCATGTTCAAGATAAAGTAACGAAAGAGTTGGCAGAAGTGAAAAAAGATTTTGGTATAGCTATTGCAGCAATTAAGACATCAACAAACATAACCCAAAAACGTATTGACGATCTATTTACGTCTTTGGTTACAACTGGTTCGAAGGTAGGCCAAAATGATTAAAGTATTCTTAGTTGACGATGACAAGATATTACTTCCTATGCTTAAGTATGGGCTAGAGGAAGCGGGTAATAGTGTTGAAACATCTAGCAGCATTGATGCTTATCAGCGTATATGTGAAACCCTTCCAGATGTGATTGTGTTAGATGTTATGATGCCTGTGATTGATGGTATATCACTATGTCAGATGTTACGCACAAATCCAAGTACTCAAAACATCCCTACAATTTTCTTAACCAGTGCTGTAACAGAAGAAAATAAAGCACAAGCAGCTTTTTTAGGTGTTATGCACATGCTACAAAAACCTGTAGAAATTTCACGACTAGCTACAGTCATTCAACAAGAAGATGCACTACACCAAATAAAAGCTACATGGACCAACACAGATACAGTCTTATCTGAACTACTACAAAGGTACCCAAATGCAACCGATGAAGATGCAGAAATTTGCACGTAGAGCTAATGAAGTAGCTACAGCTATGGGAGCTAAAAATAAGAATTTCCCATTAGCAGCGTGTGTAGTAGTAGCTCATGAGTCTAAAGGTGGAACTTACTGGGAACAACAGGGAGGTGGTCCTGCACTGGGAATTATTCAAATGGAGGATTGGGTTCATGATGATGTGTGGCAAAACTGCGACAATATCCACAAGTACGCTAAACGTCTTAACATAACCCAAAACCTACAATCGCTTAAGTCTGATCTGGACTACAATATATTTATGATGCGCTGCAGGTTTATTATGGATGTAAACCCATTTCCTTCTTCTCTATATGAAATGGCAGTGTATATAAAAAGGTACTGGAATAGTGATATGGGGGCAGCATCCCCAGAAAAATACATTTCTGACTTTGGATGGTGGGCATTACATGATGTGGCTTAATATACTTGGATTCATCAAAAACCCTAAAATACTTACCACTATAGCTATTATTTTAGTTGGATATTTTAGTATCACCTATGTGCTAAATTTAAAATATACTGAAGGTTATACTGCAGCAGCTGAAAAGTATGAAAAAGCATATAATGCAGAACTAGTAAAAGCATTAAAAGAAAGTGAACAAAAACACTTGATTGCACTGGAGCAGCAGCGTAAGTTACATGAAATAGCTATTAAAAACGCTGTAGAATCACAAGCAGTATCTACACGAGTACAGAAGGAAATTGAATATGTATATAAAACTGAAAAAGTGTATATACCTGCTGAGTGTACTGATGTTGTCACTGGCTTTAATGAATTGCTCAACACAGGATATCAGATCATCGGTAGTAGCCCCTGAAGTAACTACACCTAAAATTGAAATCCCACTAGAACTGCTAAATGAGTGTATTGTTCCTTCTGAATACGTGTATGACCCGTCCTTGTCTTTACAAGATAACAAAAAGAATTTTGAAATTAACTTCCTAAAAAACACTGAATATATTGCAAAATGCTATATCCTTCAAAGAGACTCAGCAGCAGTTTTAAGAGAGATATCGCAAAATGAGCAATACTACTTCTAAAATTAAAAGTACAGCCAACAATATGTTTGGCTTTATTTTTGAACAAACTATAGTACAAACTTTAATTGATTTTAGAATAGCACTTTGGGCTGCTATTTTATTCACATCAAATTTTGTTTATGATGTTTGGTATTGGTACACTGGTTTTATGGAAAAAGTACTTGAAGCACATGTAGCTACAAATACTTTGTTTCCAAACGGGTGGGATGTACCAATAGTAGGATTTTTAGGCGTTGCACTAGCTACAGCTATCAAAGCTTACCAATCTATGAGAGAAACAATTAACCATAGAAATGGGGAAAGTAAATAATGGCTGCTGGTGTTTATAATTTTGAATTAGAGCAAGGCGCTGATCATATATTTCGAATTACCTATACCGATGGTGTGGGTACTCCGATTGATATTACTGGTTACACTGCAGTAGGCACTATTAAACTAAAACTTAGTGATTCAAGTGTTTGGGCAACTATGAACGTAGTTGTTGAAAACGGTCCTGCAGGTATTTTCTTTATCTCCATTCCTGCTTCAGAAACTACAGGAAAAATGCTTAAATCAAGCAAACACGACGATTATGTTGAAGCAGTGTATGACATTAAAATCACTGATACTTCTGGGAATCAGCACAGACTTTTAAACGGTATCGTTAATATCTCACCAGAAGTGAGTGTGTAATGACTGAAAATGTAGTAGTAAACACAGAAAATAATACTGTAATCGTTAATCCTGTTGTTACAGAAAATACTGTTAATGTTGCTGAAAATACTTCAAATGTCTTTGTAGTTAAACTACCTGAGACTCAAGTAAGTGTTGAAGAAACTCCTACACACAATATCGAAATAAACCCGGTAGGTGTTCCTGCTGGTTACTACTTAACTGTCGCTGATTTTCAAGCACAAGCAACACCAATTGCAGTTGCAGTGTACAGACATATAGCTGAGTTTATATCTTGGACTAACAGCACTGATTTAACTTACAACGTAACAGACCACGAAGGTAATCCTGCAGCAGTACCAACATTTAAGGGAATGTTTAATCAAGTTGTAGGTACTGCAATATACTCTTGGCCTTTTGTGTTTGCTGATGACGCACAAGGTACTAATTTATCCTCGAACCCAGACGGTAAAAGTTTTATTGGATTTGCAAGCGGTAAAACGTCTCCTACTCCTTCACTAAATCCTGTTGATTATGTTTGGGTACATTTAGGTGGTGGTTCTGGTTCACTGTCATTAGAGACAGAAGCTAGAATCATAAATAATGGAGATAACACTTACCAGATTGTAAGTACTTACTCAGACATCACTATATATGACACGAATAAAGGCAGCATTCCTACTATTGATATAGTGGATAATATTCTTACTGTTAACAATGGAGCAGGTAAGGTATGTTCCTTTACATCAAACAGTGATGTCATATCTTTCTTAAAGTATATTGATTTTTACTCGGGTGCTACTGGGGATTTGCATGTTGCTGTTTATCAGAACGCAAATGACACACCAGAAACCCCATCAGGAGGTTCTTTTAACGGCAGTATCGTAACTGCACCAGCAGGATGGGAAAACAGCCCTACATTCGTTTCAGACGCAAATACATGGAGGTCTGAAGCTATATATACAGAAACTACTCCCGGGGTTTGGACATTACAAGGGTACTCTTTTCCTGAAGTATGCACACAAATTGGGGAAGTAGTAACACCACCTAATTTACTACCTATTGTATTGTTCCCGACTGCAGAGCATATCCTGCAACTTAAATGGACTGGTTCAACTACCACATACCAGATACGACTTGTAAACGATATCGGTGAATCTGTGTATGACGCAGTACATAGAGGAAAACATCTATTAATTTCAGATATTGGGTTAGGTAATTACACTGCATACGTAAGAAGTATTGATGAGTTCGGATTTTCTCCATGGGACACATCAACGTTTACTGTTGCAATTCCTGAGATAAGCACATTAAGTATTGTTGTATCAAATGAGTCAGTTACTGTATATCCAAACCCAGTACAACGTAGGTTTAATTTAAGTTTAGTTATAACGAGTCAAAATGTAGCTACACCTCCTACAGAGTATATTGAAAGTAAAAGTCATACCTTCACAGACTTAAACCCTAATACTGGGTATAGAGTGTGGGCAGCGATAAACTGTATATTAGGTTCTAGTACATTTAAGTATTTTGATGTACAGACAACAAATGATGATACAAAGCTTAAAACAATCCTAGACCAAGTGTTGCAAGGGATTGATGACGCTATAAATACCCAAAAAGAACGGATTGATGGTGTACATCAAAGTATTGCAGCATTCCAAGATGATTTAGAAAGTCTGTTAGATGTTATTACAGATACTTCTAGTATTGTTTCTGAAGTTTCAGAAAGGCTAGATAAATACACAGTCCAAGCAAACAGTGCGATTAAGCAAGTTATATTTGACAGAAAAGAATCAGATATTGCGTTATTGGATGCGTTTTCACGAAATGTAGCGTGGCAAGAAGAGTATCGACGTAGGCTCATGAATAACGAGAGACTGATTGATACTCTTGTTTGGGAAGATCCCGAAAACGGTATTATTGTTAATCGTGCATTTGCATATACAGAAGAGTCGTTTACTCAAGCACAGTTACTTATTGATGGTGTTCAAGGTAACGTTAATATTCTTGCTGAACGTCAAACTGAAGATAGTAACAGTATTACCGATTTAAGGGCAGAGATAGACCTGTTACCCGGGGTTATCACTCAAATAGCAACAGCTATTACCAGTGATGCTGTCACTGCATTGCAACCTGCGTATAGTTTTAACTTTTTTGACTCAACACAAAATTGGTACGCAGTAAATGGAACAATTACAGCTGGGTTAAGTAAAGTATTACTTACTTGGGGTGATATCAGAAATGACAGTATTTCATATGATGCTGACGACAACCCTTCAATTCGTATTGATTATGAAAGGACTGCAGGTTCAGGTTGGACGGGTGATTTAGAGTTTATAGCTGACGGTACCACACATACTCTTACTGGTTTTATTGAAGAACCTGTATCGAGTAAAACACTGATCTTATTAAACTTAGCGGGAATAGAAGAATACACCGGAACGATAACAAGTCTTCGGATTATCTTAGGTTCAAGCACTTCAGACCACTTTACTATTACTGCAATTACAATTGGTAAATCAGATGCTTCAGTACAACAAATTGAAGATTTAACTGCACGAGTAACAATTGCAGAACAGAGTATTGATGCTATTAATGGAGAAATAGCACAACGAGTAACATCTACGTACTACAATGCAAACACAATAACATACTCTAATGTTGAGTCTGTACTTGATGGTATCGAAAGTTATGCACTGGTTAAAGCAGCTTATCAAGAGTTAGACGCTAATAACACAGTAACAAAAGCTAACAGTGCTGCAACGTTTATTAATGGACAAACTGGCACAATCCAACAACTTACCCAAAGTTTCACAGATTCTATAGCATCAAATGAACAATCAATTAGTGATGTACAGCAGGAGCTATCAAGTCAAGATGGGCGAATACTAAATCAGATAGCACAACTAAAATCTAACAAAAGAAGTGATTACGAAACTCAACTTGAACTATTAGATAATTTAATTGATGGTAAATATCAAGACCTAACTAGATTAGAAGATAATTTACGTTTTGGTTTGGCTATAAGTGAGTTAAATGTACAAATTAATGATACTTCAGTATTAGCACAAGATATCACTGAATTACGATCATTAATTGCATCTAGTAACACGTATATTACTGGAATAGCCAGACAAGTCTTAGTATTGGAACAAGATATCCAAGGAAACCAATTTGCTGCAGAACAGCTTGAGTTAAGTATCGAAAATTTAAATACTGGTGTAAACGCTGCAGTTGAACGTATTGTTGCAGTTGAAACTGATACATCTGGCTTACTTCAATCTGTTGCAAGTATCACTTCTACTATTGAAAATCCTACCACAGGATTAAGTGCTGCGTATGGGTTAGCTCAAGTAGCAAAACAAACCGCTGATGGACTAGTAACATCTGTTTCAGATATTACAGGCCAAATTGAAGATAGTAATACAGGTTTAGCTGCAACATACCAATTAGTGTTAGAAGCACAGCAGAATATTGAAGGTCTGACTACAAGTGTCACAAGCATTACAAATAAAATAAATGATCCTAGCACTGGACTTGATGCTGTGGCTAGTTTTGCTAATGGAGTACAGCAATATGCAGAGGGAGTTAGTAGTAGTTTATCGTCATTAAGTGGTGAAGTAAACCACAGTACCACAGGGCTGAGTGCTACGTATCAACTAGCAGGACAAGCTAAGTCTAGTGCTGACGGTACGTATCAGGCATTAGTGCTGCTGCAAAACCAAGTAAATGACCCTAGTACTGGATTAAACGCTGTAGCGACATTAGCACAAAGCGCAAAAACAACTTCTGATACTGCAGTTGAAAGTATTACAGTTCTTGAAAATAAAGTTAATGATTCTGTTACTGGATTGGCTGCTGT